TGTTAGAACCATTCGCATCATAAGATGGAAACTGGGATATAGCACCAGCGTTTCGTTGTGTTGTAACACTACCAGGTGTAGTCACTTGTGCTCCTAGTGCTGGACCATTCTTACTCAAAATAATATACTGAACATAAGGTGATGGGTCTCCAAGTCCTCCATATGTTGTTCCATTCTTTTTATTATCAACCTCAAAGTGAAGGTGTGGTCCTGTTGAACTACCACGTCCAGGATCATTCAATCCGCCACCAGTTAAACCCAGTGCTGTGCCTGCTGCTACCACCTGTCCTTTAGACACCATAATCCTACTCAAGTGAGCAAGTCTAAATTGTAATCCAATTGAAGGTGCCCACGCATCAATCACATTTCCATAACCACCATGATTACCAGCATATACAATCTCTACTGGAACACTTAAACCAACATAAGTTCCTGTAGGTGTGCCGATGTCAATACCACCGTGCAGTTTACCCCAACGTTGACCATAACCAGAGGTTACTCCATACCCACTCACCATATCACCCTTCTGTGTTCCTGTTGTTTGTCCTGCTCTCTCCAGAGCAGAACCAGCAGTCTGTGCTTGAGGGGTGACAGTTGCTGGAGAAGTTGTCTGTGGAATCATAGGAGTCATTGCCATAGCACTCAACTTGGCAAGTTCTGCTTTATTTGTTGCTAGGTTTTGTTTAGTAATATTTGCTATTGGTCCAGAAGCAAATCCTGAAACTTTAAGTAGTGCCTCTGCTTCAGCAATCTTCTTTTGAAGTTCCTGTATTCTTTTCTTCTGTGCTTCTGTTGGTGATGGTGATATAGGTGCTCCAGGTGGAGTGATTGCTGGATTAGATTGTTGAGTAGTAGTAGTTGTGGTATTGAAATTAGGAACACCACTCATAGTATTACCTTGATAATTCCAATCCCATCCAAAGTAATTGTTGGGTGCGTTAGTTGATCTTACAACTTGTCCTTTTCTATTTGTCTTTGAATAGTTTGTAAAATCTGTTCTACCGCCAACAAACTTCTTTGCCTCATCTTGATATTGTTTGTTCTGAATATCAGCAGCTGCTTGATTAATGAACGCAACACTCTTACCAGTCGCAGCAGCAGCACTCGCAGCGTTAGTAATGGCAAGCCACTCTGGGTTTGCTTTCATCCCTGTATTCTTACGGGGGTAGTCCCATGTTGGTTGGAATTGCTTGTCGGCAATAATCAACTCACGAATTGTCCCTCCACCATAAGCACCAGATGCTTTTCTATTATAGATTGACTGTGCCACGTCTGCTCTTGCTTGTCCATCACTATCTTCCATCGCAGCGACTGCTGCCAGTGTCCAGAAGTCTGAACCACCACCAGATACAGTGGTGGTTGTCATACTAGAAGTTGTTGTTCCATCTGGCGTAGATGACAGACCAGATTCCTTCTCACTTGGAAGTTTAAGTTCTTCTTTTTCACCTTCTTCTTTCTTTGTTCCGAAGACAGCATTCTTCATAGCACCTGGTATGGCCCATGCTATCTTACCAAGATTAGGTTCAATAATTTCTTGACCCCAGATGGGAATTGCTTCAAGCCATCCCAAGAAGTCAGCACGTTTTAACCAACCAGGTATCTCTGGAATCTTAATCTTGGGCATTGCTTCATAAAATCTTTCTCCTGCTCCCTTCAACCAATCCACTGCCATCTTACCCACTTCAAGAGCAGACATGAAAGCATCAATTATTTCCTGACCTGCTGCCTTTGGATTCTTATTAACGACAAGTTCATAAGCAGCACCACCAAGAACCTCACCAGCAAGTCCACCAAGAATAGGTCCAAGTATTTGACCTATACCAGGGATCGGTGTAAGTAGTCCTAAAAACTCACCAAGACCAGCGCCAACTGCTTTGAATGCTGCCTTACCAACTGGTATATCAGGGTCAAGGGCATTCATAATAAAGACAATGGTCGGTCCTACGACAGGTATCCTTGCTCCTTTTAAGAAAGAAGTTCCTTTCTTCAAAGCAGGACTCGCATTTCTCAAAGAATTAACCTGTGCTGGATCAGTAATACCAAATATCTTTTTGAGGAATGTGTTTACAGCACCGGCTGCCTGCTGTGTCTTTACTGCTCCTCTAGATAATCCTCTTTGAACACCAGGTGACAATGGAACATTAGCGGTGCCCGTTTGAAGACTCGCACCAAACTGTCTAGTTCTAGCAGCAAAAGATCCAGGTCTTACAGTTGCTCTTGGTGTAGGAGCACCTCTTCTTGCTATTTGTGATTGGAATGTTCCACCTGCTAGTGCCTGACCAGGCATTCTATAACGACCAGGACTTCTGTAACCTGCTGTGGCACGTTGCCCTCTCATTTGAGCAGCAGTGGCACCACTACCAGTCAGTGTTGTTTTACCACTACCAGGTTTTCTACTACCAGGTTTACCAGATTTTGGTGGTGGTTTTATACCAAGTAGATCCTTAAATCTCTTGATAGCAAACTTACCAAAAGCCATGATACCTTTGCCGATCTTACCAAACAAAGTCTTGATTACTCTGCCTGCTAGTTTGAATGGAGCACCAGCAATCTTGAATCCCGCCTTTACAGTTCCCCGTAGTAACTTACCTAATGCTTTAAACGCACCTGTGAATGCTTTAAATCCATACTTTATGCCAAGGAAGACAGCATAAAGATTATCTTTTAAGAATCCAAAAAGTTTTGCTATCTTTGGTCCTTGCTTAAGTAAGAAAAGAACAAGACCACCAAGTAGTATATTCTTTAAGAAATTAAAAATGTTAAAGGGATCACCCTTCGGCAAGAGAGAACCAGAAGATGTATCTACTTTCTTCTTACCTTCCCTATCTTCTTCTCTTTGTTTCTTTCTTAAAGTCTGAGCAGCCTTCTTTGCTTTCGCAGCAGTATCTTTCTTGGCATCAAGTTGTTGTTTGAATGCTTTATTCAGAGCAGAGGTTACACCCTCTATATTATCAAGTTGCTGTTGAATCTTATCATAACTAATCTTTCCTTTAGCAGATACAGTTTGAATGCTAGCATCAAGATCAACACCTTGAGGTATCAATTTCTCTGGTGATATTTTCGATGGCGAATCAGACCCCATGGAGAATTTTGTAAGACCACCCTCGGTCTTAACCAATGCTCCTCCTTTCTTCTTCTTATCTTGTTCTCTTTTACTTTTGAATTTATCTTTGACTTTACCTTTAACAAAATCTTTAGCAGCATTCTTCACCGCTTTCTTGCCAAGTTGTTTAGCAGCAAGTTTAGGTGCTTGTGTTACAAGTGCCTTTGTCAGTCCAACTAGAAGAGGTACTGCCATCTTATCCTACGATGTTATAGATTGATTTGATGACGATCATTTCATTGTTCCCACCATCAATTGGAGAGATTGCTGGAAGTCTCTTTTGACTTGCCATAGCAGCACTTGTAGGACCACTGTTGAGTCGTTGCTGTCCACCAACACCTGCCATAATAACATTGGTTTGTCTCTGCCCTGGTGGTCCAGGAGGAATCAATAGACCAGTTGTAGGAGATACTCTCATCGCTGGTGCTTGAAGTGCTTGAGGAGAAGAACTCATCGTAGTTGATTGTTCCGTGGGAAAAACAAGAGGAGTAGTTTGAACAGTACCAGAGACAGGTGGTATCCCAAATCCACCACCTTTAAAAATTGCTTTGGATACTGATGTTGCTAACTGATCAAACTTGGCAGACTGTGTGAAGTCTGGTCCATATCTATTTTCCCAATCTACCATCACACCAAGTTCCACCAGAGCAGCATCTGTTTCTGCTGCTCTATTAATAGTGGCATTGCCCATAGTATCAGACGAGATATTGCCTAGTTCTGGATTAGCAGACTGGAATTCTGACAGTGCTTGTTGAATAGGACCTGCTAAACGTGCGTCTCCGGCATCGCCCGCCTTGGTTCTAGTCAAGAATCCAACCCCACCAGCACCTCTGATAGCATCAAAGTGAAGTGGAACAATCTTTATTCCCTTTGAGGCAAAGGTAGCCAATGCCTTATCATAATCTTGATAACTTGGATACTCTTCAGGAGTCATAATTTTGACTCTTAATCCCATATCAGTTAGTTTTTTACCAACCAACGATGCTGCCTTATCTTGATGCTCTCTTTCTCTACCATCAGCACCAGTAGCATTTGAGTTAGTAAAAGTATTACCACCCGGAGTATCAGGTATAGTGCCAGGTTTCTTCGTATGATCTAGTGGTAATATTACATCATAGTTAGCACCTGATATTCTTTTAGGTCCCGATGGAATCACAGGTGACTGTGGTTGGAACATCTGTGTCGCAGGAGACTGGAACAAAGGACTTGCTCCAGGGAACATCACAGGTGGTTGAGTTCCAGGAAGAGGTTTTGAAAATTCCTGATTCATTCTCTGGAAAGATCCTAATGGGTCTTTAGGATCAAATACCATTCCCCCGTTTTGTAATCCCATAATGGATCCCATCTTGGGTTTATTACTACTTCCAGCTGCCGCATTCGCAGCAAGTAAATTCTCTGCCCCAATCATTTGGACAGCAGGTCTACTCATCATTACTTCGCCTGGTTGAGCAGCAATCAATTGCGTGTCCTTCCCCATCCCAGTAATATTTACACCAGAGTCTTCCTTAATTGGACCACCTTGAGTAAATGCCATATCATTTACATTAAGAACCGTACCACCCTGTGTCTGTCCTTGATCATTTACATTAAGAACCGTACCACCCTGTGTCTGTCCTTGAACCGGTGCTTCAGTAGTAGCAGGAGCGACTAGTGGTTGATTTGCTTCTGGATCTCCAAATGGATTCTCAAGTGGTATATAATTTCCTTCCTCATCAGTTCTAAACTGTGGTGCTTCAAACTTTGGTTTGTTTTCTTCGTTGATATTATCAAGCGGTTCAAATGGATCTTGTCCAGGTAACCTAGGTATCATTGACAGTAAATCATTTAAAGTGTCTTCAAGACCACCTAGTCCATCCCATATAGAACTTATTGCGGCATTAATCGGTGCGAATATAAAATCAAAAATTGTTTTGATTACACTATTAACAAACTTGATAATATTATCAAGGACATCAATGAATGGTTGAATTGCTTTAGCAGGGTTCTGTAAGAAGTTAACTAACCACAATAGTGCTCCACCGAGAAGAATGTTCTTGAAGAAGTCAAGAATCATATCAAACAAACCCTTGACAGGTTTGACTACCTTACTGGCAACATCCTTTACACCACCCTTTACCTTTGCTTCCCTTTCTTTCTCTCTTGTTTTCTTTTTTGTAGTTTGAGCGGCATCTGCTGCCTTCTCACTCTCTTTCTTATCAAACTTAAACTGTTTTGTAACAGTCTCAAGAATACTTTCTAGATTCTCCTCAATCTTATTCAGACTTGGGGCAAGAACATTCCTGACGAATTCACTTGACTTATTATCTTTCTCTTGTTCTTCTTCCAGGTCTTCAACTATCTCAGGACCTTGAAGATCTCTCATAGGATTCCCAACAAGAGCACCAGCAGGTTCTACTTCCGCAGTTGTAGTCTCTGTTTTTTGTTGAGCAGTCTCAAAGAATGACCCTACATTTATTTTCTTTCTCTTTACTTTAAATCTACCAGTCGCTGACTTGACTCTTTTGAATTCATTTGTTAAGAGTTCAACCTCTTCGGTTGGCATCTGTGTGCTAGTCATCCTACCTTCTGCCATCTTCTCTCGCAGAAGAGTCTTGTAGGTGGCGTAGTCAATATCGTTTATATTTTCAAGACCAAGTAGAGCGAGGATTCTTTCATCAATCTCGTCATCTACTAATTCTGTTTCTTGCTTTACCGCATTAGGAATAACAGCAAGCGCAGAGGATTGTTGAGGCTTTGCTTCGCCCCTGATACTGTTAAGTAGATCTTCTAAACCCTCTGGAATTTCATCCATTCGCTCTTGCCTTTGCCTTTTCGTTTTCTTCGTCTAGATGATTCTTAAGCAGTTGAACATAGATGTCTCGTTCCCAAGGAATCATGTTCTCAATCTCAGTTAATGAATATTTATGGTACTGCATCAAGGAGAAATTTAGTTTATAATATCCCTCCAGATCCATATGAACCATCCCTACGCGAAAAAACTGGATAAACCCTCCAATACGACAGTGCTAGACTTCTTTGTCTTTGGATTCTTAACCTTGACTTCGTGTGAAAGTTTAGGCATTGTGTTGAAAAACTTCTCAACTTCTTTGAATTGAGAGGAGTTCATTTGCTCAAGGAACTCTTCAACCTCCTTCTTGCTAAAGTCATCTATTGCCCAGACTTCTTCCTCACTATAGATTTTATCAATACAACTTCCGATAATCTCAAAGGACTGTTCCATCGAGTTATCATTATTAAAGTCAAAATTATTTTTAACAAACTGATCTAGTGATGGATACTTCATCTCCATCATAAGTTTATCATCAATCTTTACTTGAGTTGTATGTTCCTCATTAAACTGAACTTCAATCTGATCAAGAGCAATCTTAACAGGAACCTCTGTCTCTCCATCATCAGGGCAGATGATATTAACTTCTACATCCTCACCCACAGACTTACCACGAATATTCAAGAACAAATATTCAATGTCAAAGGTAGGAAGTTCTTCTACCTTCACACTCTTCGTAAGAATACAACTCCTAATTACTCCAGTGATTGCTTGAGTAATCTGATTTGAATCCTCTGTCTCCAGAGCAAGAACAAGTAATTTCTCTTCCTTAACTAGAAAGGGTCTAAACTTAATCTTCTGTTGAGTTGAAGGCAATACCAACTCATATGTTGGTGTAGCAATCGTTGGTAATGGCATAACAACCTATAATAACTTCAGTCAGTTTATTTATTAAGCAAATCCAGATAATGATCCAGAGTTGTCGTTCGCTCCTGCTCCTAGATCTCTATTGATAAAGAAGTCTCCGAAACGATCCGCTGTATCTCTTGCGAAAGGATTACCGTTTGCTTCCTCTGCTAAACTAGCAGCAGCTGCGGCATTAGATTTGCTCAAATAGTCAGCAGGATTAGATGATTTTCTTTGTTTATTGTTAGATTTAGTTCTTGACTGACTTGATTGACCTACTAAATTACGCTTCACATATCTAGTGTAATAGAATTGAACCGTCATCTTAAGGACATCAGCAGGTCCATAAGAAATTGGTGTAGAATTAATTTGATATGGGAAGGCATCAATGAAACAAAATTCCATAGCCTGGTCTTGAATATCTTTCTCAAACTTTGTCACATAGATGGGTGTCATATACCCTGTAGATCCTTTAGGATAGTTTGCTCTATGAATTTGATTGGAATTATAATATGATGACTTGTTATAGATTGACCCCTGTCCAGTGATATAGTTTTGCCATTCATCAAAGTATGAGAATATATCGTACCTCTTATCAACATAAAATTCAAGTGTCAATGCTTCATCATGCTGTCTCTTATATGCATACCTAGTTCTACTTCCATAGAAGTCCTGTGTATTCTCATGCGTAGCAAAAGAACTACCAGGTAGGGAAGCACTATGACATAATAGTTCAATATTTTCGTTATATTTAATACCTGTTTGGGTGGAAATAAAACCCAAGACAGGACCAGGTGCTTGAACCTTGACTTGATATACATTCGTCTGCGCCAGATGCCCAATCTTTGTTATAAGATCGGAGGTCCTCTGGACATTGGGTCTTGTCCCAGCCATCTATAAATAGGCGTGATTAGTTATACTATATATGGCGGAATCTATAAAGTCAATTTATAACCCGTCCAATCCTGAAAAGTATCAAGGGAACTCAAACAATATTATTTGTAGGAGTTCTTGGGAGAGACGTTTCTGTGCCTGGTGTGATAATAATCCCAACATATTAAAGTGGGCATCTGAAGAGTTTAGCATACCATATATTTCTCCTAAAGATAATAGAGTTCACCGTTACTATCCAGACTATCTGATTGAAGTGAAAGAGTCTGGCGGTAGAGTTAAGAAGTATGTGGTTGAAGTGAAACCCAAGAAACAAACACAACCACCAAAGAAGGGTGAGCGTGTCACTAAATCATATGTTTATGAGTCCGTCACCTATGCTATCAACCAGGCAAAGTGGAAAGCAGCAGAGGAGTTTTGTAAAGATAATGGTGTAGAGTTCAAGATCATCACCGAGGACGAACTGGGTATCAAACCTTATGGAACAAGAGGATTATCTAATAAGCGACACAAACCGAGTAGAAAACCTCGTAGATGATGTAATCGCAGAGGGAGAACCTGACGACATGTTCCTCATGTTGATGGGTATCCTAGAAACTACAGAATTGTTACCACAGGTTGGAAGATATTACACCTTCATCTATAGACCCAAGACACCTGAACTTAAATATGATCAGTTTCCGCTGATTGCTTGTGTCGGTGTATACCAATGGGGATTCAAAGGAATCAACTATCACTGGGGAGATTATAGGAACTACACTTGGGATGAGGTTGGTAATAATGATTTACATCTCGTCTATCCTATGGAATTAAACGATATGAGATCAATTCCGTATCAACAATTTAACTATACCTGATAAATAACAATAAAAGTATAAATGGCACGTTCCAGCACGAACAGATACCTGGAAGAGGACTTCCCAAATCTCTTTACAAGAGAAGATGATGGGAGAAGTTCTAGTGGAACCGTGCGTATTAAGTCGGATAAAGATAATGGGAATTATGACGTAAAGCAAAAGACTGACGCAGGAGAAACTTCAATATATTCTTTTGACTCAGAAACTAACAAATATAGAATACTAGATGAATCATTATATAATAAGTTTTTTAGCGGTCGGGAGGGCAATGAGCAAAAAAATAGATTAGATGCCTCTATTAAAGGAGCAACAGTAGACGCAGCAAAAAGAGATATCCCTGATAATAGTCTTGGTGGAACAAATGATTTAGAAGATCTCTATACTAATATGTTAGAGTCAGATGGGTATCTGAGTTTCAACAATACAATAGATTTTGATTTGGGTATCACACCAGAAGATTTTGAATTTAATAATTTTGGTAGTGATGCTATTGACTGGACAGGTGAGAGTGATCCAAACCTCTTTACATCTGATTCAAGTCTGGACCTTTTTGCTCCCACAGATTTTGGTACTTCTGATACAAAAACACCTTTTGAAGCACAAGCAAGAGCGATTGATTTCCAGAAAGGAAAGACTTTCTTCTATCCAGAGACAATGCCTGACCTTGGATATGATTTTATAAGGTTTACTTCTTTCAAATATATTAAGGCAGGATTACAAGTAACAGGAAGAGAGAGTGCCGCATCAAGAATCTTTAAAGATAAGATCACAGAGATTATGTTGCCTATGCTACCCAACATAAGTGAGTCAAACTCTGTTGATTGGGGTGGTGATAAAGCAAATGCTCTTCAATTGATGCTAGGTGGTGGAGCAATGGGTGTTATTGAAGGTATTGGTGGATTAGACGGAGAAAAACTCAAAGAAGCATTTACGAATTTT